CAGTTGCGGAAAATCATTCCAGTCTCTCTTAAGTGCTGACAACTTCTCAATACCAATTTCTCTATATTTATCTCAGCTTGTTGAGCTAAGGAGTGATTACAACTCACTCGAGATAGTGTACTTTGATAAGTTAACTTTTTCTCATTATCTTAGCTTTATATGTAGTGGGCATTAAGCTGCCTCTTTAAGCTCACTATCTTCAGTAGTTGCTTTTACTACTTCAATTACCGCATCAGTTTCTCTGATTACTTTAGGTATATTGTTAGTTGCAGTGTAACTTTTGTACTTTTCAAAGCAAGCTAGTTTGTCAAGTGTTGGCTTCATTAACTCATACGCTTTATCGTGGTCATAAGTTATTACATCGCCTTTTTTGTTAGTAAATTCTATTACTACTCCGCTTCCGATTAGTGATTGTCTAATCATGAATCTTTTAGATTTTAGTGTTTCCATGTTTTTATTATTATTAGTTATTAATTCGTTTTCATGTCTATTATCTGACTTGTGTCGTATTTAGTTTGCAAAACCATTTTCCACCGCAAAGTCTATTAGTGCATCTTCAGTAGAATCTAAATACTCAATGTAGTATTCGCCTACGTAGAAATCTACTTTGCCTTGTACTATATCTTCTCGCATCCATTCTCGCATATCTTGAATGTCATTTAGTGCTTCACTAAATTCTACTTGATTTTCAATAGTTAATTCTTCTGTTACTTCTACTGCTTCTGTGACTTTCACACCAATGCTAAAGCTTGACAAGCAACCAATAGCGAACAGTATTAATGTTTCTGTACTTTTATTCATATTATTTATTTTTTAGGTGGAGTGCAAGTTACTTCTTCAAATTCTTGATTGGTGATTAAACCCACCATTAAACCTAAGTATTCTCTTGACACATCTCGTTTAGTTATTTTATTTACTATTTTCATGATTTGTTATTTTATTATATTATCTTTTCTACATCGTATTTACATTGCAAAAGGTGTACTTTTGTTTGTTACTTCAATTTGATGAGGTAGTATTACACTTGATCTCTCAATAACTTACTCAGTTATATTAATATTATACTATTAATAGTGTGACAATAGCATTATATAGTTACTTTATAAGTGGCTAGTGTCATAGTTTTAGTTATTAGACATTTCTACTAACAAGTAAACTACTTCATCAAATTCACTTGGTTCAAGCGTACTTCCGTAAGTGAACAAATACTCGTCGAGTGTCACTTCACTACTTCGCTGATACTTCAAGTTGAGGTTTTCCATTAATACTATAGCTCTATTACTTAGCCATTCTGCTTGTACTTTTCTACTTATTCTTCGCATTTTATTTATTTTTATATTATTATCTTGTTGAGGTCGTATTTACATTGTAACGAGTAAAAAATCGCCCAATGGGTGGTGGGTGGGCCGTTGAGGTTTAATTATACTGAAGTATATCTACTTCTATCTTAGCAGTCAATGCTAACATACCAACTAAACCATTTACTGGTTTCACCTCATCACGGTATTGTACACTGTAAAAATCTTCATTACCAAGTAGCATTAACAATTGTCTTGTCTTCATCTCTTTATAATCTTTACAATCTAGCTTCATCCATCGCCACGCATCGAAGCGAGCTTTCAATGATACATCTTTAGTGGTTAATCCATATTTAAATTTCTTCATGCCATTCAATTTTCCATTGTTCATATTCATCTCTTAATTCTTTTAACTCATCACTGTAGCTGTAAGGCCAAGTCAAGATCAACAGCGTTATTGGTAGTACGCTAAACATTATTAATAGTATTATACTTAACATAGTATTTAATTTAATTGTTAGAGCTTGCGAGTGGAATCGAACCACTCCAAAAACCGTTCAAGCTGAGTACTCAAGTGAGCGAATTACTTCGCCCAACTTGGTATCTTATTACTGTTAGTATAATTTCCATACTCATTGAAGCACGCCATACTTAGTAATTTTTCTTGATTATTAGAGAATACTTCGTCATGATCGTAAGTATACGTTTCACCTTTTTTATTTGTGAAAGTTATTTCTACATTTTTACCGATTAGTGATTTTGAAATTACAAATCTTTTCTTAGTTAATTGTGTTAATTTACTCATGTTATTATATTTTAGTTATTAATTATTTACGTTTATATTATCTTAATTTAGTCGTATTTACATTGTAATTTATTTAAACAATTTAGAAACAAATTCAATTACTTCAACGATTATGTAAGGAGTTAGTGCGAGTAATGCTGCGAGCATCATGATTATTAAGTCAGTCATTTTATTTAAGTTTTAATGTTATGTAATTATTATCTAAAACGAGTCGTATATACATTGTAATACTCTAAAATTTTATGTTTTAAAATAACTACACAATATTATAATAAAAAGCTAAAAGTTTTCAAAACATTATATTATACAAAGGGGGACCCATGAAACAATATTGCGTTTTTTTTAGTTAGCGCACAATAAAATTTTGCAGTAATACACTATGGTTCCCTATATCTAATACTCCTGTGAAAAGTATGACATAAGGGTTATAAGTATAGGAGTAAGGGGCTATTGTCACAAAAGGCTAAAATGTAAATTTATTAATTTACAAGTGAAGTACTAATATATGCACGATGCACACAAAATATAAAAAAAGATTTAAAAAGATAAAATGGCAATAATATATTCCTACCCAAAAAAGAATTCGCCAACCGTAGAAGATTTACTCGTAATAAGTGATGTAGAAAGTACAGATCCTAAGTTTCAAACTAAACAGATAACTATACAAAGCGTTATAGATTTATTACCTGTTACGTTTGCAGAAAACGCTTGGTCAACTTTAAAGGTAACTAATTCATTAGTACCTCAAGACGATATAGTAGCTGTTGGTATAGATCAAACTTGGACAGTAGCTCCAGCAGATAGTTCGATAGAGTTAACATCTGATGCAGCTACTAGTACTTTATTTATTAGAGCTATTGGTGATGGTTTTGATAACATGGCCAATGCTAACTTAGTATTTAATGATAACCATACAGCAGATTTACAAGATGCAACAGGTGCTCCTAATTGGAATTGGAACCTAACATGCGGTCCTGAAAGCGTAATGTGGTTTAGTAAAGATTTAGTAACAGTTGGAAACATAACTGGAATTACTAATCCATTATCAACTTATGAGGGAGGATGGTATATACCAATTAATGGGCAATTAGGTGGAAGAGATAATGTTTACTTAGGTGGTGGTGCAGAAGTTGTCGGTCTTCCAGCTGACGAAGAATGGAGACCTTTTATTAATAGTAACCATGAGTATATACAAAAATCTACTGCTGTAGGCATAGGGGCTTTAGCTTTTTCTGGAGCCACTAATTACTTTGGCTTAGTAACCAGTGCTGCTATAGCGTTACAAGGAGCTGGTTTTGTTGATGGAGCATATACTAATGTGGCTACTGTAGGTGGTACTGGTACTGGATTAACTGTAGATTTTAATGTATTAGGGGGTGTTGTTCAACCGCCAGTAACTATCAACCAGGCAGGTTCAGGGTATACAAATGGAGAGATTGTAGATATTCCAGGAGGAACACTAGATGCGCAAATAACTATTACAGCATCTACCGATGGTAATAATATTGAAAACACAGCTGTAGGACATACGTCACAGTACAACTTTGGACAAGCAGTTAGCACACCTGGTACAGATCAATTTGGTCAAAACACTAGTTTAGGATATAGATCTTTATTTAGCAATACTGGTGGGAGTGGTGTTGATACAGGATCTTTTAATATAGCAATTGGTGGTAGAGCTTTAGAAGCTTTAGATTTTGGAGATCGAAATACTGCTGTAGGACATAATGTAGCTTTAGACTTAACAACTGGTTATAGCAACGTTATTATTGGAATGGAAGCTGGTGTTGGTCAAGCAACTGGAGCATTATCATTACAAACTGGAGCTAATAACGTATTAATTGGACATCACGCTGATACTGCTAACTTTGATAATAACATCGTAATAGGAGAATCTAGTTACGTCATTCCTACTTTTGGAGGATTGTTTAATGGTGGTAGTATTAATATTGGTGTAAATTCCGGTGTTCAAGGAACTAATAGTATTAATATTGGAAATAACTTTAACCCTCTTAGCAGTGCTGCATTGCAAGAAGGAGAATATATAATAGTAGGTAATGATTGTATATATGATGTAGGTACTTTTGGAGTAGGAGAAAATAGTACATTTAGTACACATGTAGGAAATAGCTCAAGTATTTATGGATGGTCTTGTGACACATTTGGTCACGGCATAACATTAGGAAACGCTTTTGGAGCTAATGATATACAAGACAATGTTATTATAGGTAATAATAGTGACTGGAACGCTTCTAAGTCCTCTCAATATAATGTGGGTGTTGGTGTTTTTGGTACTCAATTACCGGCCCCGGGAGAATTAGGAGTAGGTGCTGTAGGTTTAGGATGGAATTATCTTCTTGAATATGATGGACAATTTGCAGTATATCTAGGTCAAGGTCAAAAAGATATAGATCTACAAGGATTTGCTGGAGGATTAGGGGTTGCAAGAGATTCTAATATTAACTTAACTGGTAATTTAACTATAACTGGTAACGGTAGTCTAGTCACTCCAAACACTTTGTCATTAGATTATGAAAACACCAAGTTTGATGGGCAAACTGAATTGAAACGTGAACCAGTTACCGCTGCGCCTATAACACAGTTAGATTTTAATAACGGTGATATGGTAACTATTGATTTAGCTAATCAAGCTGCTGTTACTTTAGCATGGCCACAAAATTTGAAAAATGGAACTTATATTATTAAGTTTATTCAAGGAGCTGTAACACCTACTGTATTAACTCTTCAAAACGGACCTATTGTTGGAGCGTTTACCCAACAATGGAAATGGACTAGTCCAGGTGCTCCAGCTCCAATATTAACTGCTGTAACTGGAGCTGTAGATATATTAACTATTGTAGCTGTAGAAACGTATGACTTTGCTGTAGGAACAGATACCAATGCGTTTAATTGCTACGTGAACATACTTAAAGACTTTGTATAATGAAAGGTAAAGAAGAACAAACAAATGATCCTAGAAAGGAATTTCCAAATGGAGTAGATGCTCCAATGGACGACAGAATAGAATCACCTATAAAGAAAAAAAGCCTAACAGCATCTCCTAAAATTAAAAGTGTTGCTACATCTAAAGGAGTAAAAGAGTATAAATCTAAAAAAGTAGGTGATATTAAGAATAGAGTAGTTGACAACAGTAACATTGTTAACCAACTAAAAAAGGAATTAGAAATGAAAAGTCCTAATCCTGACTCTATTAGAAGATTAAGAAAACACATTGAACCTATTTCTAAAGTTACATTAGAAAATGACGAATTGGTGGAGTTAATAAACCTTGCAAAAAATAAAGAAAATGGCTTACCAACAGAATAATTATCCATTCAAAAAAGTAGAATGGCCTAGAAAAAGGAAGAAAAAGAAAAATAAAAACCAATACACAACAAAAAGTAAAGGCCCGGGTGGTCACAAAAAGAAAAAGAAAAAAGGAGTAAATCCAGAAGCTATAGGACTTGCGACAGTTCTTGGTGGTTTAGGCGCTGCTATAGGACTTACAACTTACAAAGGAGGACTAGATAGTCGAACTCCTGGCAAATGGAAGAATCCATAAACTAAAAAACAACAAACCATGACATTTTTATACCGTACTAGAACGTGGAATAGTGCACCACAACACCCAGATCAAGAGATCATTAACCTTTGGAAGCATGTTTCAGAAAAGAAAAACTGGAGAATAGTGCAATTACCCAACGGATTTTACCAAACAGAGTATAAAAGCCCAGAAGATGAAGAATTATGGGTTGATGTAACGCGCAGAGAGACCTTAAGTGGCGCAGAAAGTGCGATAGATGGTTCAATAGAGCATTATACTAAGAAATTAGAGTTCTTGGATGGACCTAAAGTAGTTAAAACGTTTGATAAAGAGTAAAATATAAATTAAATTTAATTAAATGCAATCAGAAACGATAGTAAAGCACCTTAATTTTGGTGAAGATGCAAAAAATAAGATATTTTCAGGCATCGAACAACTTACACGGGCTGTTGGTTCCACTTTAGGAGCCAATGGTCAATGTGTTATCTTAGAAAACACTGTAGGAGACCCACAAATTACAAAAGATGGGGTAACAGTAGCCGATTCTATTATACTTTTAGATCCAGTGGAAAACATGGGGGCTAAATTACTAAAAGAAGCAGCTCGTAAAACAGTAAAAGAAGCTGGTGATGGCACTACGACTGCCACGGTTTTAGCGCACGCCATATTACAAGAGGCATATAAGGCGATAAAATCGGAATCTCCGCGAAATATTAAAGAAGGCATTAATTTGGCTGTAGAAAAAGTAGTAAAATACTTAGAAACACAAACCGCTCCGGTGGAGGGAAGTGTTATAGAACAAGTAGCTACCATATCAGCCAATAACGATTTAAAACTAGGTGGTATTATTGGAGAAGCTTTTAGAGCTGTAGATGAAACAGGTATAGTAATGATGGAAACTCATGAGGAACCTAATACTATAGTAGAAAAGATCGAAGGAATTCAATATGATAGAGGTTTAATAAACATGCACTTTGTAAATAATAAAGAAAAAGGCATTTCAGAACTTCACAACCCCTTAGTACTAATAATAGAAAACCATATCCAAAGCATAAGGCAAATTCAAAGTGTATTGGAATATGTTATTAAAAACAACAAGTCATTATTGTTAATAGCAGATGTAGAACCTCAAGTATTATCTGCTTTAGCTATGAACAAGGTAAAAGGAAATATTAAAGTAAATGTTATTGAAGCTCCTGTTTATGGAGTAAACAAGAAAGATACTTTAGATGATCTAGCCTTATTGACCGGTGCTACTGTAATTAATGAAGATTTAGGAGATGATTTAGATTTAATAGACATTTCCATGTTAGGTACTTGTTTAAAAAGTACAACCAATAGAACCGAAACTATACTGCAACTTGAAAAAATACCGGAAGAAGTAAACGACTTAGTTTCTACTCTGCAAAAGCAAATGAATGAAACTTCTAATCCAGCAATTAAAGTAAAAATTGAAAAAAGATTAGCTAGATTATTGGCAAAGGTTGCAATTGTCAAAGTTGGAGCTAATTCAGAAGTGGAATTAAAAGAAAAAAAAGATAGAGTAGAAGATGCAATATGTGCTACTAAAGCCGCGATTAAAGAAGGAATAGTACCAGGTGGTGGTATTGCTTTAATAAATGCTTCTGAAAATATAAAACCTAAATGCAAAGGGGAAGAAGTATTACTTAAAGCTATACGAGCTCCTTTTGAAACTATATTAAGTAATGCAGGAATTGAAGAAATTCCCATAATGAAAAAAGGAGAAGGATTGGATGTGGTTACAGGTAAAAAAGTAAGTATGGTAAAGTCCGGAATAATAGATCCTTTACTTGTTACTAAAAGCGCTTTAAAAAACGCGGCTTCTGTAGCTACTACTATTTTATCTACTGATTGTGTAATTAACAATGTAAGAGCATGAAAGCAATTGGTAAGTATATAATCATAACAGAACCTACTAAGAAATCTACTTCTACCAAAGGTGGTTTACTTTTAAACGAAGAAAGCAGAGATGATATTAGATATAGGGAAGGTGTAATAGTTATGCCAGGAACTGAAGTAAAAGGAATTGAAATTGGTAATACTATATATTTTGATAGACATGCTGGTTTTGGAATAGAAATAAATAATAACACTTACAAGGTCATTAAAGAAACAGATGTTGTAGTAATACTTTAAAATATGGAAGATCAATTTAAAGGAATAAGTAAGTTTGGTGGAGCAGCAAAATTAGGTATGCCAAAAGATCATAAAAACATGATGAGTGCTTTACATAAAAGAGGAATGTTACAAAGTCCATTATTAAACGAAGGAGAAATGAGTTTAATAGGTAACCAAAGTTTAGATCCTAATGTGATTAATGCTGAATCATTAAGTACAGCAGGTCCTGTACAAGGGAGTCCTGATCCTATGCAGAAAACAGGAGGAACTTGGGAAAACCCAACACCTATGGTAGACGATAGCTTGGGTTACTTAACAAAATCCATGGACGATTATATGGAAAATATAACTCCAAAAGACACCGAGGAAAACGAGGATGAGGAAAATTGATTCTGGAGATTTAAAAGAATTAAATTTATTTAAACATTATAGGATAATAAGAAAATGGGTGAGTAAAACTTATCATATAAAAGAAGCTGATTTAGAATTGTTATTTTATTTGGAAGGAATAGGTTTATTTACCAAACAAGACTTTAAAGATGGTATTCATTCTTATAGTTGGGACAACAGAAGATGGAATAGACTATTAAAAGAAGATTGGATAAAAGTTTTTAGAACTAGAAATCGTACTACACAAAAATACAATATATATAAACTATCATTTAAAGCTAAACAACTTATTGCTAGAATATATAGAATTATATTAGGAGAAGAAGATATACCTGAAACTACTAGATCAAATAAAGTAATGAACAAGGATACATATTCTAATACGGTTTTAGCAACTTCCATTATTAACCTGAACAAAGATAAAAATAGATATGGCTTTTAAAATGAAAGGATATCCCGCACATAAAAGCGGAGTACAACCAAAAAGAAGTGATTCTCCAGTTAAAGCAATGTCTGAATCTGGTCAAGCAACTTTGACGGGAGTAGGAATGGGTGCGGCATCTGGAGCCGCAGCAGGAGCATCGTTTGGTCCTTGGGGTGCAGCGATTGGAGCTGTTATAGGTGGAGTAGCTGGTGGTATTACCGCCGATCAACAATGGAAGAAGGAACAAGAAATGGCCCGTCAAGAAGAAGCATTAGCAAGAAGAGTAAAGATTCAAGAAGAGATGACAGGTAGAAGAGAGAGACAGCAATTAGCTTTAAGTGACATGGGAAGAACTTCTGTTAAACTACCAGGAAAAACAGAAAATATAAATCCAGATGGAACAGTATCTAATAGTACTACTGTACAATCAAAACCAATAAATTTAGGTTCTTTATACTCTCCATCGCAAAATTCTAAAAACATAGCTAAAAAAGGTTACATAAAAAAAACACAAGGAGAGAAAATAACAGAGTTCAACAGTAATTCTATTAACATAGCTAATGAACCTACTGGAACTAACGTTTCTATTAACAAAAGAAAATAATTATTATGCCAAGTAACGGACAAAAACAAAAACCTGCTGGAGTTAAAAAACCTATGCCAGGTCCTAGCAATGGAACAAAGACAATGATTTGTGGAAAGATTATGAAAATTAAACCACAAGAATATACTGCTTACCCTAACGCTGTAATGCAGGCAAACAAATAACAATGGAAGTAGCTGACTCAATAAAACTATATGCTGTGAATACGGGAGCATTTATGGCAAGCTGTTGTGATTGGTTAGAGCCAACATTAAAAATATTATTATTGGGTGCTACTTTAGGGTACACTTTACATAAGTGGTATTTATTAAAAAAGAAATAAAAATGGGAAATTTTAGTAAAAGTTTTTGTAGTAAGTCTCCTTTCAAAAAAGAAGAGCCAACAGAAGAAAAAGAAAAAAAAGGAGTTAGTATCAATGATGGTGTTGAAAAATTTACTCCAGAAATGGCTAGAAAGTGGTTAGATCGTCATGATAAAGGAGAGATTAAATTAAATAGAATTGAATTAGCGAAAGCTAATGAAAGAGCTAACGAATGAGAAAGATAAATAAACTTATTGTTCATTGTTCCGCTACTCGCGAAGGACAAGATGTAACTGTTGAGACCATTAGAAAGTGGCATGTTGAAGGTCGAGGTTGGTCAGATATAGGTTATCATTTCTATATAGATATCTTTGGTAAAATACATAAAGGTAGAGATATAGCAAAAATGGGGGCTCATTGTAAAGGCTACAATAGAAATTCAATAGGAATATGTTATGCGGGTGGTGTAGAAGAAGATGGAAAAACACCAGCTGATACTCGAACATTTGAACAAGAGGAAGCTTTATTATGTGTACTTAGAACTTTAAAAGCTATGTATCCAGAAGCTGTTATTCACTCCCATAGAGACTTTGCAAAAAAAGCATGTCCATCTTTTGATGCAACAGAAGAATATAAAAATTTATAATATGAGAAACGTTAATACACCGTTCGGATCAGTATCTAGTCCTTTCATGAAAAAAGACATGGAAGAGATTAGAGAGAAACCTGGAAGTTCTAATGCTGGTAAATATCCAAACGTAAAAAAATCAGATTTCTGTGGCCCAGCAGGGGGTGCAGCAGAAGGTACATATCCAGTCAACACATTAGCTAGAGCAAAGTCAGCTCTTAAACTAGCACACAACGCTCCTAACCCAGCAGGGATTAAGAAATGTGTATATAGAAAATATCCTGAATTAAAACCTAAAAAATAATGATAGATAAAATGAAAAAAGTAGTATCATCTCCACTGTTTGCTTGTGCTTGCGCAGTAGCAATGGGATTAATATTTCTTATGGAAAAACATCCGTTATATGCAGGTGTAGCGTTTGGATTTGCAGGATGCAAATTTTTAGACGCTTTTAGAACAGTTTAAAACAAATACAATGAAATCAAATAAAGCAGAAGGACTTGGAGATACTATCGAACAAATAACTAAAGTCACCGGCATTAAAAAAATGGTGGAAACAGTTAAGAAAGGTAAATGCACTCCATGCGAAGAACGAAGAAAAAAATTAAATGAAAAATATCCTTACAAAAAATAACGGTTATGGGCTTAATGAAGAAAATGTTTAGTAAAAAGTTTAAGTTAAATTCTCCTTATCATATTGATAATACTCCGGTATATCACGTGCCTGAAGAAGAAGGAACTTTAGGTAGAGCATTGGATACAGAAGTTGTAACTGTTAACGAAAATGTAACAGATATAGATCAAGAAAAAGAAATTGTATCACATGAGAAAGTTCATGTAGATCAAATGAAGAGAGGCGATCTTTCATACACAGATAAACATATAATTTGGAAAGGAAAGAAATACTCTAGAAATTATAACAAAAAGTCTCCTTGGGAAAAAGAAGCTTATTCCAAAGAGATAAAAGCTAAAAAGTAAATTATGGGTTTATCAAGTAAACAACACAAAAAAGATCTAATGGAAGATAAGAGTCCAGTAGATTCAAGTAGAAGTGCTACTAAAAAAACTGGATCTCCAGCTAGAAAAGCTAATTATGACAAAGATATGGCGGAAGAAAGAATTAAAATTAGACACGCTAAAGAAGATATCTATGAAGATGACAAGAAAAAAAGAGCATCTGAAAAAAGAGGTCCGGTAAAAAAAGATGGTTCTATGAAAGGTGATCAATCAGCTACACATAAGGATTATGCTAATTACAAAGGTACTGACAAAGGATATCACGGTCATACTGGTGCTTCTCACGGAGATCAATCAGCTACACATAGAGATTATGAAGAGCATGGTCACATGAGTTCAGTTCATAAAGTGTTGAAGCATTCTCATAGAATGTAATGAAGAAAGAAAAAAAAGATCGTAAGAAATTTAAGGATACAAGACTAGGGGTTTTCTTAAAAGAGAAAGCTCCTAAAGTCTTAGATACTATAGGGGATATATTACCTAATCAAGGTGTATATGGTATTGTAAAAAATATTATATCAAGTGATACTAATATAGAGCCCAAAGATAAGGAAATGGCTATGAAGCTATTAGAGTTAGATATAGCTGAAATGGAGAATGTTTCAAAACGATGGGAGTATGACATGAAGTCAGATTCTTGGTTATCTAAAAATACTAGACCATTAACTTTAATATATTTAACAGTATGTATGACTTTGTTTATAGTATTTGATTCCTTAGATTTACTTTTTGACATGAAAAACATTTGGATAGAATTGTTAAAAACATTATTGGTTACAGTTTATGTAGCTTACTTTGGATCACGTGGAGCGGAAAAAGTATTTATAACAAAAAATAAAAATTAAAATGGCACAAAAGCAATTTAATGATTGGGATCCTACTAGATCAGGATTAGAAGGTAACATGATGGCAGAGCCAAGAGTTTTTGCTCATGACGCTGTAGCTATTACTATCGGAGCAATAAATTGTTCTGATGCTAATTATGGCATACAAATAACAGATCCAGGACAAGATTTCGTAGTAGGTGAAACTGTAGATTTAACACATGGAGGAACTGATGCAACATTAACTGTGGTATCTATTGATCCAGATAATAACGATGCAATTGCCAAATACCGAATCGACTGTGGAGATGTAGGTGATGGATATGAAGTAGGTGATGCCTTAGCTGGCTTATCAGGCAGTGCGGCAGGTAATGGAGTAGACATAACTATTACAAACATAGATATTCCTAATACTCAAAAAAGAGGATGTTGTATTTATAATGGTAGTGCAGCTGCACAAAACATTACAGTGGTAATGGAAGCCGCTACTTATGATGGAAGTACAGGAACAGGGTATGATAGAACTGTTACTTGGTCAAATGTTCCATCTGGAGCAATAATGCCAATGCAGATAGTACAAGTTACTTCAGGAACAAACCTTTTAGCGATTTACTAAAATGATAAATAGAATTGGTATTGCAGTTCCCATTATTAAAAATTTAATATCTACAGGTGGACCACCACCTCCGTTAGATGATTTTATATTAATGGAAGGTACAGGTTTTATTTTAATGGAAGATGATTCAAAAATAATATTAGAATAATGGCAGATACAAAAATAAGTGGATTTCCGAGTAATCCAACACTAAGTGAAATACAAGGATTAGCAGGATACGATGCTGGAGGTAACGCTAGAATAAGTGGAGACGATATTATAGCAGCAGTTAAATCATCAATGATTAGCGATGGTTTACTTTGTTTGTATGATGCCGCTGACTACGATGTAGCTACAAATACTTGGGCGGATAGTTCAGGCAATAGCTTTGGAACCGCTACTCTTGAAAATCCAGGACCAGCTACCCCAACTAAAGTTACTGTAGGAACAGGAGCTCCTTATTTAGAGTGTGATGATACTCACATGCTAGTTGATAAAACTGCTAATCCATGGGTTCAATTTAGTTATACACAAGAAGCATGGGTAAATTTTACAGGTAACAGTTCTTTTTCTGGAATAACTGATTTTCACCCTGGAGAAGAATATGCTATGTATTGGGGAGGAGCTGGAGCTTTTTTCCCAGCAGATGAAGTTGTTATGTCGGTAGATGGCTTAGATTCATTTCCTATATCAGGAGGTGCTAGTTTACCATTCGGCGTAGGACCAACTGGGTGGTATCAAATAGTGATTACTTTTACAGGAACTACGGTGACTATATATTTAAATGGAGAACCAGTAGTTACTTCTACGGGAAAGACAAATGTTGGTATAGGACCAGGTTCAAATGCAGAACTTGACTTGTTATGTGCACAGAGTGGTGGAACCGTATATGGGTTTGAAGGAAATTGTGGGTTAATAGGTATTTATACTAGAGCATTAAACCCTTCAGAAGTAAAACAAAATTTTGAAGCAAACCGATCAAGGTTTGGACTATAAAAAAATAAAATATGGGTTTAGCTTTTCCTTTTGGTTTTTGGGTAGATAATGCACCTACTTCAAATAAGTTTGCATTAACAGATTGTAGTAATCCTGAAATAGTTTTATATAGTGATACTAATTTAGAAGAATACACAAATGGATCTATAATAAACTATGAAGGTAATTGTTTTAATGTAGAAAGCTTAGAAGAATTTCCACCTGGAGCAGAAGTTATCGAAATAGGTGAGATTGAAAGAGTATATCCACCAGAAGAAGAACCAGCAGGGTGTGATTGTTGCCAAAATGGAGATACATATCAAATAACAGATTGTGAAGGAACGGTAGTTGGAGTAGTTAATTTAACAGACTTAGAAGTTACTACAGGAAATGTCGTTAAGATAGAAGAGAATGAAAACTGCTTTATAGTTGGAGAAAAAGTATGTACTCCAGCTGACTTAGTATTTTTTGAGCAAGTACCATGTTTAGAAGATCCTACTGACTGTTGTAACGAATGTGGAGAAGAACCTCCAACAGAGAATTTTAGTTATACGGTTTGTGGGGGTGAGGAAATAGCTTTTGTATCAGAAATACAATTACATGAGGAAGGTGCTCAATCTATTTGGTTTAATTGTCAATGGTATGGAGTTGGAGAAACAACACCTTTAGGTCCTGGTCCTATAACTCCTTTATTAGAAGAAGTAGTTTCTTCTTTATTACCATGTGAAGAAGCTCAATCAACTCAACAAGTGTTAAAGTGGGTTAAATGTGATACTGAAGAAGAGTTTATATATACAGACTGTTGCGAATTACCTGACGGAAATAATTATACTCCAAGCGTTACAACTACAAATAACTTTATTTTACCAGAACCAAGTGCAGATTGTTACACATTTGTAGGACCTGCTCAATTACCAGAAGACGTAGAAACGGTAGGATGTCCTGAGTTTGTAGTACCTTTAAACTGTGGTGAAGAGCCTTGCGCTGAAGATCCTGGAATTGTTATTACACCTGAAATGTTTGTAGAACCGGAAGACACGGGTATTAATATGACAGTTGGAATTAATGCTGGTGAAGTATTAAACAGTCCTTATCAAGGAGGTCAATTAGGTGCATTTTTTGATTTAAACGGTGATGATAACCTTCAGTGTGTTGGATTAGCAACTATACTAGACGGCTTTTTTGGTGTAGCTGTTTGGGGAAACAATGGAGCTACTCCTGAAAAAGATGGTTTAGATACTGGTGATGTCCCTATATTTGCTATACTATATGAGGACGAAGTTTATTTATTTGAACCATCACCTGCTTTTAGTGGATATGTAGACAACGGTATAGTTCTTATAACAGACGGATCTGTTAGTCCCTTAGTATAAATAACTAATTAGTAATAAATAAAATATAAATAAAATGAATAAAATTAAAGACGAACAATTAAATAAAATAAAAGAACAACAACAAGCATTAACTTCTACTTTACATGAGATAGGATACATTGAAGCTACAAAACATGGATTGCTACATAAATTAGCAGGAATTAATGAAGATGTGGAATCCTTTAAGAATCAGTTAGAAAAAGAGTATGGAGCTGTAAATATCAATTTAGAAACAGGAGAATATACTGAAATAGTTACTGAAGATCCTCAACCTGAATTAGTAAAAGTAGAAACTGATGAGTAATATAAGAAAAATTAGCATTGGATCAGATTATAAAAATGATGCTATGCATTACTCTGTAGGACAGGAAGTATATGGAGGACATAAAATATGCGATATAATAGGAGATGAGAAAGATGGGGAATATATGATTTATATTGAAAAAGATAAAGAAGTATTACCTTGGAAAAAATTCAACTCTCATATGGCTATTGCCATTGAATACGATTTACAATATTAATGCAAAGTTTATATAATTTTATTATTACTCCTAAAAACGATCGATATAATAACACTATAAAAGTAAGTGATAAAACACTGATAGTAAACACTAAAATAGAAACTTACCAAAGTGTTAGTAAAGAAGCAATCGTAAAAGAAGTTCCTAAACTTTATAAAGGACCAATAAAAAAGGGAGATTCAATAATAGTTCATCATAATATTTTTAGAAAATTTTATGACATCAAGGGAAGAATAAAAAATAGTTCTTCTTACTTTAAAGAAAATCTTTTTATTTGTGATCTTCATCAAATATATCTTTATAAATCAAATAATAACTGTTCCAAATGTACTAACACTTGGAAGTCTAATTTAGATTATTGTTTTGTATCTCCTGTAAAAGATACAGAAATTCTAACCAATAATAAAGAAAAAGAGTTGATGGGAATAATAAAATATGTTAATCCAAGATTAAAAGAAAAAGGAATTAAAGTTGGAGATTTAATAACGTTTACTCCCAATTCAGAATTTGAATTTATGTTTGAAGGAAAACGTTTATATTGTATGAAATCAAATGATATTGCTATAACTTATGGAAACGAAAGAAACGAAAAAGAGTATAATCCAAGCTGGGCGTATTGCAGTTGAAGAACTCATCAAGGTCGCTAAGGAGCCAATTATCGACACTCCTGATGATATATCTGCAGATAGACTTAAGAATGCTGCTGCCACTAAAAAACTTGCTATATTTGATGCTTTTGAAATTCTGCACAGAATGGAAGAAGAAGAGAATTTACTTAATGGTAAAGCTAAAGAAGTAGACAAACCTCAACGTGATTTTAGAGGTTTTGCAGAAGGGAGAAGCAAGTAATGTACCAACAAACACTTTGGAGTGAAATAAAAGATGTTGTAAATCCTAAAATTCTATCTAAACAAAATAGATTAAAAAAATGGGAGTATGGATACAACGCAGAATATGATTTTATTTGTATAAGTAAAACTGGTAAAATTGGACAAATAATTCAAATACAAAATCTTCGCGTTGCATTACCATTAGAAAATGATTCATACAAAAGATCTGAAAAAAAAGAAGATCAATATTGGGAACAATTTGAATATCCTGCAGAACTAAAACGAATTAAAAGTAGATTTGATTGGGAAAAATATCCACAGGATTTCAGAGAAGAATGGTGGGATTATATTGATGAAGAATTTAAAAGAAGAGATGAAGGATTTTGGTTTTATAACAATGGTGAACCTACTTACATTACTGGTACTCATTACATGTACTTGCAATGGTCAAAAATTGATGTTGGAGCACCAGACTATAGAGAAGCAAACAGATTATTCTTTATTTTTTGGGAAGCCTGTAAAGCAGATTCCAGAGCTTACGGAATGTGTTACCTTAAAAACCGACGATCAGGATTTTCATTTATGTGTTCTGCCGAGCTTGTTAACCAAGCAACAATTTCCAGTGATTCAAGATATGGTATATTGTCCAAGACAGGTGCTGATGCTAAAAAAATGTTCACTGATAAAGTTGTCCCCATATCGATTAACTATCCGTTTTTCTTTAAGCCAATTCAAGACGGTATGGATCGACCTAAAACAGAACTGGCCTATAGAGTTCCAGCGTCAAAACTTACACGTAGAAAAATTGAGGTTAACGAGGAACTTAGAGAATTAGAAGGATTAGATACTACTATAGATTGGAAGAATACAGGTGATAACAGTTATGATGGTGAAAAATTAAAACTATTAGGTCATGATGAGAGTGGTAAATGGGAAAGACCTGATAATATTAAAAACAATTGGAAAGTAACTAAAACTTGTTTACGATTAGGTAGTAGAATAGTTGGTAAATGTATGATGGGATCAACTTCAAACGCTTTGGATAAAGGAGGACAAAACTTTAAAGATATTTATTACGGATCCAACTGTTTAGAACGCAATAGAAACGGACAAACTAAAGAAGGGTTATATTCATTATTTATACCCATGGAGTGGAACTTTGAAGGTTTTATAGATAGGTATGGTTATCCAGTTTTTGATACACCTGATGAACCAGTTGAAGGTATAGATGGAAATTATATAGATGTTGGAGTAATAGAACATTGGGAAAATGAAGTTGAAGGATTAAAAAATGATCAGGACGGGTTAAATGAATATTATAGACAATTTCCTCGTACTGAAAAACATGCCTTTAGAGATGAAACTCAAGAATCACTTTTTAACTTAATTAAAATATATGAACAAATAGATCATAACGAAAGTGTAGACAATGACAAAATGATAACAACAGGAAACTTTCAATGGGTCAACGGTATCAAAGATACTTCGGTTCAGTTCATGCCAAACGTTAAAGGAAGATTTAAAATAACTTGGTTACCTCCTACAATTGCACAAAATCGTGTAATAATAAAAAATGGGACAAGATGTCCAGGTAACGATCATATAGGAGCTTTTGGATTAGATAGTTACGATATATCAGGTACGGTAGATGGAAGAGGATCTAATGGGTCTTTTCACGGATTAACTAAGTTTAGTTTAGAAGATGCTCCTCCTAATCACTTTTTTTTAGAATATATATCTAGACCTCCAACCGCAGAGATATTTTTTGAAGATATTCTCATGGCTTTGGTTTTTTATGGAATGCCTGTTTTAGCAGAAAACAATAAACCGAGATTTCTTTATTATTTGAAAAGAAGAGGATATAGAGGTTTTAGTATTAACAGACCAGATAAGACTTGGAACAAATTATCTAAAACTGAAAAAGAGATTGGAGGAATACCAAACTCTAGTGAAGATATTAAACAAGCTCACGCTGCTGCAATAGAATCTTATATAGATAAATACGTAGGATATAATAATGAAGAATGTGGTGATATGTATTTCCAACGCACATTAGAAGATTGGAGTAAATTCAATATAAACAATAGAACCAAACACGATGCTTCTATTAGTTCTGGACTAGCTATTATGGCGTGCAATAGAAATTTATACAGACCAACAGCGTTAAGGTCTATGAAAACAGTACCACTAGGTATTAAACGATATGACAATAAAGGATTACTTTCAAAAATAATAGAATAAATGATTTTAACGAATACTTATAGTTCATTTCCCGATCAGGTAGTTTCTGAAGCCGAAAAAAACGAGATTGATTACGGTTTACAAGTTGGTAGAGCGATAGAAGGAGAATGGTTTAGAAATTATCGTGGTTTAGGATTTAGATATGCTACGAATTTTGAAAATTATCATAGATTAAGGTTATATGCTAGAGGAGAACAACCAGTTCAAAAATATAAAGATGAATTAGCAATTGACGGTGATTTATCCTATCTTAACCTTGATTGGCAACCTGTACCAGTGATATCTAAATTTGTAGATATAGTTGTAAATGGTATTTCTAGTAGATCATATTCTATAAATGCTTTTGCTCAAGATCCCACTTCTATTAAAACTCGAACAGAATATGCTAACATGTTGAATAGAGATCTTCAACAAAGAGAGTTATTACAGCAGATTGAAGAGATGACTGGTAGAAACTACACTTCTCCTAAAGGTAAAGAATTAAATCTCCAAAGTGAAGAAGATCTAAAACTTCATTTACAATTAGATTATAAACAGTCTATAGAAATTGCTGAAGAAGAAGCTATTAACAACACGTTAGCATTTAACAAATATGACTTAATTAATAGAAGAGTTAACTATGATTTAACTGTATTAGGTATTGGAGCTACAAAAACAGACTGGAACCGAAGTCAAGGTGTAACTGTTAAATACGTAGATCCAGCTAATTTAGTTTACTCTTATACAGAAGATCCTAACTTTGAAGATTTATATTATGTAGGTGAGGTTAAACCTGTTGCTTTAGCTGACTTAAAAGAGCAGTTTCCATGGCTTACGAAAGATGAAATGATTGAAATTCAAAAATATCCTGGAAATGCAGAATATTTAAGAAATTGGAATGGAAGAGCTGATGATCAAACTGTACAAGTATTATATTTTGAATATAAAACTTACATCGATCAAGTATTTAAAATAAAAAACACTGATCATGGATTAGAAAAAGCTTTACAGAAAAATGCAGATTTTAATCCTCCAGCTAATGATAATTTTAAAAGAGTCTCAAGAACAATTGAAGTAATTTACTCAGGAGCAAAAATATTAGGTCATCCTATGATGTTAAAGTGGGAGTTAGCTGAAAATATGACAAGACCACTTGCTGATACTACTAAAGTGTATATGAATTATTCTATATGTGCTCCTAGAATGTATAAAGGACGAATAGAGTCTTTGGTTGGTAGAATAACAGGTTTTGCTGATATGATTCAACTAACTCATCTTAAATTGCAACAAGTGTTATCTAGAATGGTTCCCGATGGAGTATTTGTAGATGTAGATGGATTAGCGGAAGTAGATTTAGGAAATGGAACAAATTACAATCCAGCGGAAGCATTGAATATGTATTTCCAAACTGGTAGTATTGTTGGAAGATCCATGACACAAGATGGTGAATTAAATCATGGAAAGGTGCCTATTCAAGAATTACAATCTTCTAATGGAATGCCGAAAATACAAGCTTTAATATCTACTTATCAATATTATTTACAAATGATAAGAGATGTCACCGGTTTAAATGAGGCAAGAGATGGAAGTACACCAGATCCAAACTCGTTGGTAGGTTTACAAAAATTAGCAGCCGCTAATTCTAATACTGCAACAAGACATATTTTACAATCTAGTTTATATTTAACACTTAGGACATGTGAGAATATATCTCGCAGAATTGGTGATAGCTTAGATTTCCCTTTAACTTTAAAAGCTTTACAACAAAGTATTTCTATCTTTAATACTGAAACTTTAAAAGAATTAAAAGAAAGTCAATATCATGATTTTGGTATATTCTTAGAATTAGAACCAGATGAAGATGAAAAAGCATTGCTAGAACAAAATATCCAAATGGCTCTTCAACAAAATCAAATATTCTTAGAAGATGCTATAGATGTTAGAGAGATTAGAAATTTAAAATTAGCTAACCAAGTTTTAAAACAAAGAAGGTTACAAAAACAAGCTCAAGATCAACAAGCACAACAAGCTAATATTCAAGCTCAAGCTCAAGCTAATGCTGAGCAATCAGAAAGATCAGCTATGGCAGAAATGCAAAAGCAACAAGCTTTAGCAGAATCTACATTACAAATTGAACAAGGAAAATCTCAATTTAAAATACAAGAAATGCAAACCCAAGGAGAGATTGATAAACAACTAATGGCAGAAAAGTTTAGATATGATCAACAATTAAAACAAATGGAAATGGGGCAAATGCAACAAAAAGAACAATTTATAGAAGATAGAAAAGATAACCGAACAAAACTTCAAGCTTCTCAACAAAGCCAAATGATATCACAAAGAAACAACGGTGGAGCAGCAATTGATTTTGAAGAAGGAGCGCCTGGAGTAGGACAAGCGGTTTAATTACGTTTAATTATTATATTATATTATGTCAAAAAAAGAAGAAACAGGATCTTTGCAGATCAAAAAACCATCATTAAAAAGAGAGAATGATGAAACATTTAAAGTTAAATTAGATAAAAAAGAGGATAAAAAAGATGCCATTCCAATCGGAGAAACAAAGAAGGTGGATGTGGGCGAACAATCCGGAGATGGCAAAAAAGTGGACGGAAGAGGAGAAGCAGTTGGGAATAGCCAAGAAGGGAAAAGTGAAGCAACGCCTATTAAAGAAATTACTAAAGAAGAATTAAGTAAACCAATAGTAAAACAAATTAAAGTACCAGAAAATCTTAACAAGTTAGTGGACTTTATGCAAGATACTGGTGGATCTGTAGAAGACTATGTAAGATTAAATGCAGATTACAACAGTGTAGACGAAAATGTTTTACTCTTCGAATACTATAAAAAAACAAGACCACATTTAACTACTGAAGAAATACAGTTTACTTTAGAAGATAAGTTTGATTTTGATAAAGATATTGATGAAGAGAGGGACATCAAAAAAAAGACCCTCAATAAAAAAGAAGAAATTGCAAAAGCAAAAAGTTTTTTAGAAGATTTAAAGAACGATTATTATGAAGAGATCAAGTTGAACTCAACTCATATGTCTGAAGATCAGAAAAAAGCCTTTGACTTTTTCAATAGATACAACAATGAACAAGACATAGCGCGTGCACAACACGAGGATTTTAAAAATGTTACACAAGAGTATTTTGGCGATGGATTTGAAGGTTTTGAATTTAAAGTTGCCAATAAACACTATAAGTACGGAATAAAAGATCCTAGCAAAGTTGCAGAAAATCAATCAAATCTTAACACTTTTATCGGGAAGTTCTTAGATAAAGACGGAGCTGTTAGTGATCACAAAGGTTATCATAAGGCTATTTATGCTGCACAACACGTGGATACTATTGCAGAGCATTTTTATGAGCAAGGCAAAGCCGATGCTATTAAAGATATTACTGCTAAATCTAATAACGTTTCAAAAGAAGCCAGGTCTACGCCCGGTGGAGAAATTACATTAAACGGATGGAAGGTAAAAGCGATAAGTGGTGTGGATAGTTCTAAGTTGAAAATTAAAAATAAAACTAAAAACTAAAAATTATGGGTTTTGAAGTTGGCGGGTCTTTTCCCGCAAGTTTATCCCCTGCTCAACAGCGAATGACATTAATTTCAAATTATTTGTCTTTTGATGACGCTGCTGGTGGTGGTACTTTCGCTCAGCAATATTTACCTGAGCTATACGAAAGAGAAGTAGAAAGATATGGTAATAGAACTATCGGATCTTTCTTAAGAATGGTTGGCGCTGAAATGCCAATGACATCTGATCAAGTAATTTGGTCTGAACAAAACAGGTTACATGTTGCTTATAAAGACAACGCAGTTGTATCTGCTGGTGCTGCTTTTGATATTGACATTACCTTAAATTTAGGTGCTGCTCCTGGTGGTGCTGCTGACAGTGGTGCGGTTAGAATAGGTCAAACTATTTTAATTTCTGATGCTGCTACAGGTTTAGTTACTTGTAAAGCGTTAGTACAAAATGTTACAAACGCTGGTGGTGATCCTGCAGATACTTTAGAGTGTTCTATTTATGGAACTGCTGTACCTGCAGCTATTGACCAAACTGTTACTCCAGGTGCTTTATCAAACCTATTTGTATATGGTTCTGAATTTGCTAAAGGAACGGTTGGGATGGATGCGTCTATTGAGCCACAATTGACTCAATATCACAATTCACCTATTATCATTAAAGATTCTTTTCAGATCAATGGTTCTGACACTGCTCAGATCGGTTGGGTTGAAGTATCTACTGAAGCTGGTCAGGATGGATATTTGTGGTACTTAAAGTCTGAATCTGAAACAAGATTAAGATTTGAAGATTATCTAGAAATGTCTATGGTTGAAGGTGTTCTTTATGAGAATGCTGGTGCTGAGGTATACAACTATGGTGATTTAACAGGTTTATTTGGTACTCCACAAGGTGCTGCAACAAACCAAGTTATCAAAGGTACGCAAGGTCTTTTTGCTGCTATCGAAGAAAGAGGTAATGTATACGCTGGTTTTGCTGGTGCTGCTGCTCCTGGTTCTGGTGCATTAGGTGATTTCGATGAAATCCTTAAAAACCTAGATAAGCAGGGTGCTATTGAAGAAAATATGCTTTTCTTGAAAAGACAAACTGCTCTTGATTTTGACGACATGGTTGCAGCTATGAATGGATCTTATGCATCTACTCAGGCGGCTTCTTACGGACTTTTCGAGAATGATGGTGATATGGCATTAAACTTTGGATTTAATGGATTTAGAAGAGGTTCTTATGACTTCTACAAAACTGACTGGAAATATCTTAACGATGCTTCTACTAGAGGTTTGTCTAATGAAATTGACGGAGTTTTAGTTCCAGCTGGTACTAGTACTGTTTACGATCAAATGCTTGGATCTAATATTAGAAGACCTTTCTTACATGTAAGATATAGAGCTTCTGAAACTGAAGATCGAAGAATGAAGTCGTGGATCACTGGTTCTGTTGGTGGTGCTTATACTGATACTTTAGATGCGATGACTGTAAGTTTCTTATCTGAAAGATGTTTAGTAACTCAAGCGGCTAACAACTTCGTGTTGTTTAAAGCAGCTTAATTATTGTTTAACATTTAAAGAATAGAAATTATGGGACATATAAGAATAGCAAAAGAAGCTGGTGCATTTGATATTGCATCAGCTGATGGTGTTTTGAGTGTAAAACTAGACACTGGGGATGTTGTAGTTAGTTATAGTGGAAGCACTAAAACAACTATTGCATCTACTGCTGGTACTTTAGATCAAGATGACGTACAATTAGTTATTAACGCGATTGATGTTATGGACGGAGCCTCAGGCCCTGCTCCATTAACAACATTAAGTGAAGTAGATATAACTATTACAGGCGAAACCTTGTAAAACAACTACTAAGATCCCGTTTCGGCGGGATCTTTTTTAATAATTTATATTATATTATATCATGGAAGAAACAAAAACAAAACCAACAAAAAAAGATAGTTGGGAATATAGAGATAGAAATTACTATTTACTATATGGAAAAGAACCTTTAACATACACTTTACCATCTAGACATTCACAAAGATATTCTTTAGTATGGTTTGATCCAGAACAAGGATATGAAAGAGAATTAAGATATGCTACAAATCAAAAAAGTATTTTTGTTGATGAGCAAGAAGGTCAAGTTACATTAAAGCATATTATTTTTGAAAAAGGACATTTATTTGTTCCTAAAGAAAAAAGAAATCTTCAAGAATTTCTAGATCATCATCCTCACAGAGGTTTGATATTTCAAGAGTTTATTCCTGAAAGACAAGCAGAAAATGAAGTTGATAGAATAGAACTTGAAGTAGACGCTTTAAATATTGCTAGAAACCTTGACATTGATCAAGCTGAAGCAGTACTAAGAGTAGAATTTGGATCTAAAGTTATTAAATTAACATCGAAAGAAATAAAAAGAGATTTACTTAGATTTGTTAAAAGAAATCCAGCACTTTTTATGGACTTAGTTAATGATGAAAATGTAATGCTTAGAAACTTTGCTATAAAAGCAGTTGAAGCGAAAATCATTAAATTAGATGCAGATCAAAGAACTTTTAAATGGGGTTCTAATGGACGTAAGCTAATGACGGTTCCATTTGATGAAAATCCATACTCAGCAATGGCTGCGTGGTTTAAAACAGATGAAGGGTTAGAAGTTTATAAGTCTATAGATAAAAAACTCAAATAACAGGTGATTATAAAAAGGGTGGCTTAACCGCCATCCTTTTTTTTTAAACTAACAAAATGGCAATAAACGTAAATGAAGTTTACCAAACTGTTTTATTTATACTTAATAAAGAACAGAGAGGATACTTAACCCCGGCTGAATATAACAAGATTGGTACTCAAGTTCAATTAGAAATCTTTGAAAAGTATTTTGAAGATTTAAATCAACAATTGCGCGCACCTGAAACTGATAGTGAATATGCAGATAGAATTAGAACTATTGAAGATAATATTCAAATTTTTGAAACAAGAGAAGAATTAACTTTTACCAATGGAGAGTTTTCTGCTATAAATATTCCAGAAATTCATAGATTAGGTACAGTTCAATTTGAACCTGCTGGAATAAATCCTACAG